GCCTTAGAGGATATAGTGACGCATGAAATAGGACATTATTATCATCGTCGTTTTGGCTTTAATGATACAGATGCCTTGTCTGTTTTAAGCCGCACATCTAGGAGAAGAGCGGATACTGGCTACGCGAAAGCCTATGACCGAAAAGGCGAGTGGACGGGGCGGCGGGCCGCAGGGGATGATGCCTATGCTGTTTCCGAGTATGCAGCGACTAATGACCGTGAGTTTTTTGCGGAATCCTTTGCTAATTACTATCAGGGCGGTGACCGGATAACGAAAAAAATGTCAGACTTCATCGAAGAAGTGATTAAGGCTAACACCGAAAATCCGCTTTTCACCATTGATGAAACCAATGCAATCGGTTTGAATGCACGGCGTAAGGGCGTGGATATGAGGATGGGAGCCGAGAAAAACCCATTACGCCTTAATATTGAATACCCATCAGATAGGGGGTAAAAATGCCTATACCCAATCCAGATATTGAAAGTGGTTCGACCCAATGTGTCCGTTGTTATTGGTTTATTGGGGAGATAGGGGATGGCATTAGGGCTTGCTTTGCGTTCCCCGAAGGAATCCCTACGATTATATTGCAAGGGCCGTTTGACCACAGGCAGCCGCACCCAGGGGATAACGGCATTCAATGGATGGAAAACCCTGAATGGCGCAAAATACACGATGAGTTGGTGACAGCATGATCGCCCAATGGATAACGGGTGACTTCATCCTCGGCCCTGCTATAGGAGAAACCAGGCCGGTGGCCCGCTACCGGGGCGGGGTAATCTGGTGTCCGTTCTGCGACCGCAGTATGCAGGACACCATGACGCCTTTGATATGCAGTAGCTGTAATGCGCTATTCAAGGATGATCCACCGGAGGCGCCCACCGAGCCGCCACCTACCCGGCGCCGTCGCCGGACGGGGGAGGCCCCGCCCGCGGACGCAGAACCCGCCGACCCTGAACCGGTATAGCCTGATGGAATGCTATCGGTGCGAGTCTGACGACCTGGCCCTGGCGGCCCTGTGGCCGCAGGACCGGGTAACCTACGCCCAGATTCAGATCGTTATGCGGATCTGCCGGAACTGCGGCCTGGAACAAAACCACATGGGGGACGACGAGCCAATGGACCCTACCAGGGCCGCGGAGGAAGCACCAGCCCACCACCTGGGGGGGCGAGATGCCTAATAAAAACGATATCAAGAAGGTGAACCGGGCCTTGAGAAACAACCCCAGGGGCCGCGTGAAGCCGGGGCCGCCCAAGGATGGGCGCCTGCGGAACAATAAACCCGCTAAGTATTCCAAGTAATTGCACAATTTGCCACATTGTTTTGGCTTTGGCATCATCCTACAATGGAATCTTACCGCAACCCTGCGGGTATAAATAGGGGGGTTAATGGTATCCGAGAATACGGTACAACCAGGGGATGAGGCTAACCAGGCGGCTCCACCGGCTACCCAGCCGGAACCGGAGGGCGAGGGCCAGCAGCGGGCGTTCTCCCAGCAGGATGTCAACCGCATCCAGGCCCAGACCAGACGGGAGGTCCGTAATCAGTTTAGTGATTACGCCGAGTTAAAGGACCGGGCTGCCAAAGCCGATGAGCTGGAACACGCGCAACTTACTGAGCAGGAGAAGCTGGAGGCCAGGGCGACTGAAGCCGAACGTAAAGCCGCGTCAGCCGCTGGTCAAGTGTCAGCTGCAATGATCTCCTCTGAGGTGAAGGTAAGGGCGACCCAGCTGGGCATCATAGACCCCGACGCTGCATTACTTTTGCTGGACCGGACTAATGTTAGATACAGCGAGGACAGCGGGGTAACGGGGGTGGACGAAGCCCTTACTCAACTCATGGAAAATAAACCGTACTTGAAAGGGCAGTCCAATCGGGCGCCGAACCTCAATCCACAGTCGGGGGAACTAACCCCGGCCCTACGGTTGACGGAAGACCAACGTGAGGCAGCCCGTCTTATGGGTATGACCGAAGAGGAATATGCCCAAGGAATTTAACTTCTGAACCGGGGATAGGACCCGTAGGGAGATGACACTATGGCCGCAAATGGCTTTGAATGGCGCTATAACGTATCGGGGGGCCGCCCCCTGATCTTGACCTTCCTGATGAAGGACTCGGAAACCCTCACCCGTGGGGATATGCTGAATCTGGAGTCGGGTGAAGTTGACCTACTAGCAACGGGCGATCTTGCCGCTGTCGGCGTGTTTGTCGGGCCTGAGAACCCTGATGACGCCACCGATGGACAACCTGGCGTAGTAAGCGGCACGGATAGCACCACGATAGTCAAAGCTATCGTGAACCCGGACGCGGTATATGCCGACCGTAACGACACCAGTGCTAGACTTGCTGGCGCATTGCTAGACATTTCGGGTGCCACCGGAGCGCAAACGATAGCGTCTGCTTCTAACAACGAATTCGTGGTCGTGGAACGGAAACGGCAATCCTCAGATGAGACCCGCGTCCAATTCACGGCCCCAACCCATTATCTGAGCAAGGTTCAGTAAGGAGTTAAAACATGCCTCTTACGAGTGGCAATTTTGCAGACCTGTTGAAGCCAGGGCTGAAGCGCATCTTCGATATTGGTATGTCCCGTCCCCGGCCAATCATGGAACTCCTCTTTGGGGTGGAAACCTCTACCCGTTTTGAGGAACAGTACCAGGGCATGGGCGCCCAGGGCCTCGTCCCCGTGTTCGACGGGACCGTGGCCTACCACGACTTCGACGCTGGCTACCGGACGGACATCCGCAACTATGAATTTGCAATGGGGATGCAGGTAGAACGGCGATTGGTTGACGATGACCAGTATAATCAGATCCGCCGACGGGCCAGCAATATGGCGGACAGCTTCAATACCACGATCGAAGCAGACGCGGCCCAGATCTTCATCAACGGCTTTACCGATTCCGGCACGAACCGGATGGGAGCAAGCACCAACGGGGCCGACAGCGTGGGCCTTCTGAGTACCGCCCACCCGCACGGTCCGGCCAACACGAACAACACCCAGGCAAACGAGGCGACCCTGGCCTTGACGATCGATAACCTGGACACGACCCGCCAGGCCATGCGGAGTTTTACAGACGACCGGGACCAGCTCCTGGGGGTTAACCCCGACCTGTTGCTAGTCCCGCCGGAACTGGAGCGCACGGCCACCCAGCTGGTAAGCGAGCGGGCGATTTATGAGCCCAGTTCGGCCCAGTACGATATCAATATGTTCGCGGGCAGATTCCGGCCCGTGGTCTGGGACCGCCTGACGGACAGCAATGCTTGGTTCTTGATCGACTCTACGCTTATGAAGCAGCACCTGATCTGGCAGTGGAGGATCAAGCCCGAGTTCTCGGAAGCCGAAGACTTCGACGGTCTCACGGCCAAATTTCGGGGATACATGCGCTACGGCATCGGCTGGACAGACTGGCGCTGGATATACGGCCAAAACCCTAGCTAGAACTGAATAAGGCAAACTGGTGGGGGCAGAAGCCCCCACTGGTTCCAACTTTGAGGAGGGACTGGTTATGCCTACTAACTTCCCAAGCGGAGTAAGGAGCCGGGGCGTCCCGGTGGAGGGACTTGGCGGCATCGGAAGCCCTCTACTGACCACCGGCAACGTTTACCATGTAGACAGTGGCGCGGATGCCGCTAATAACGGCAATGCTGCGACCAACCCCAAGCAACCAGCGGCCACGTTAGATGGAGCCATCGGAAAATGTACGGCCAACAACGGCGACGTAATCCTAATCGCTCCCGGTCACAGTGAAACCATCTCAGCTGCCGGCGCGATCACCTTCGATGTAGCCGGGATAACAGTCATCGGGATGGGAGTGGGCAACAGCCGCCCGACCATCACCCTGGATACCGCAGCCACGACGGATATCAATGTGACTGCCGATGACACTCAGATTCACAACATGATTTTCAGCATGAACTACGCAGACATCGTGGAGGTCTTTGACTTGAGCGCGGCCGGGTTCGTGGTCAACAAATGCCGGTTCGTCGATACTGCTACAAATATGAATTTTGTCGATCTCATCAAGGGAACGACGACCAATAACGAATGTGACAGACTGGAATTTACAAACAATGTGTTGATTTCCCCGGATACCGGGAACAACGGCGTCATTGATATCGGCGGCGATATCGATGGCCTGGTATTCAGCGACAACTACATCTCTATGGGCGTCCAGAACTCGGAGGCCATTATCAGTGTAGCCACCGGAAAAGATGTGACGAACTGCGAAATCACCTACAATCACATCTACCGTTTGAACACCGCAGGTGACCTGTTGATTGATTCAGACACGACCGCCAACAGCGGGATAATCGCCCACAACCGGAT